TTTCGGCAAACGGGCCTCCCGCCGTTCGCACCTTGAACGGTTGCCAGCTTCCGTTTGAGACGCTGAAAGCCGGATTCGCATAGTCGCACGAAAACTGAACAATGCCGGTTCCACCGGCGTTCGAGTTCTGTACGAGGGCATTTGAGTTGATGACGACGGTATCAGAGGCGCTCCACAGGCCAGTGCTCGCTGCTGGTTGCGACTGCCCCGCCGTCGCGTACATCAAGTTCGTTGTGTTGGTGGTCGGCAGCGCGGAGCCCGCGACTAAGGAGCCGGTGGCGACCGTGTAGTTGGTGCCATAGGCGATAGACGTTGAGCCGTTTTGCTTGGTCTCGCTGCCGGACGTGAGACCGATGTAAACGTTCCAGCCGAGCATTCCCGTGACAAAGTTCGGCGATGCGACGACGAGTTCGGAATTAGCGGCGACGGTCAGACTGGCTTCGGTCTCGGAAGTGGCGAGCGTCTCGCCCGTCGCGTTGACGTAGGTGTACTTGACATAGTAAGTCGCACCCGCGAGCGAGCCCGCGATCACGCTCGAAAGACTCGGGGCAGCGGTCGGGTTTGCCATGCTGCCCGCGTAGGTGTAAAGCAGACTGCTGATGTCGTTGTTCTTTTCGTAGCGGAGATAGTAAGCGCCCGGGTAGCAGTCTGAGATGGGCATCTCGATTTTGTTGTTCGAGCCATAGGTCGCGTTCATCGTCGAGGCCGCTGGCACGGTGAGATTATTCGGCGAGGCGGATTGCACCGCGCCGACGAAGTTCACGTCGGTCGCTTGCGCGCCAAGCTGAATGCCGTAGCTGTTGGCGTTGCCCAAGCCCGAGCCAAACACCTTGCCGCCGATGAGCGTACTGCCCGAACTGATTACGGCGATGTTCGGCGAGCCGTTCGCGCTGCATTCGACTTCGAGGCCGGTCGCCATGACGAAGCCTTCGAGGAGCAAGCCCACCGCGCCGTTCTTTTTGTAGCAGCCCCACAAGTGCATCCCCTGGATTTGGCACGCCGCGCCGCGCGGCCCGATGTGGACCGCGTGACACGCTGGCTGCGCCACGATGATATTCGACCATTGCGAGTCGGTGGGGCCCGCGAGCCGGATGCCCATGCTCGACGCGTTCAGCACGCCCGAGGCCGAGCCGTTGCCGTTGTATCCCAGGTTGTAAATGAAAATGTTGTTCAATCGCCCTTCGGTCACAGGCTGCTCGGAGTAAGCGCCGCTCGCGAGCGAGTTGCAGTAATCGAGGTAGAGGCCGTCGCCCATGAAGTCGTGAATGTGGAGGTTTTCGAGGTTGTACGCATAGCCGTACACGCGCACCGCGCAGCCATACCCGCCCGAGCCCGCCGTCTGGTTCGCCATGTTGCCGTCGAGCGCCATATCGCGGATTTGAAACTGATTGCAGCCCGCCGCGTTGCCCTGGCCGGTCACGGTGACCGCGATATTCACCAGCGCTGTTGCGCCGGTGTAGCCATTCACGCCGTTTGTATACCCGGTGATCGAGCCTTGAAAGAGGTCTGAATTCGTGGCGGGCTTGAGCTTGAGAATCGTCGCATCCATACCCGCGCCCTGATAGGTGATATTGGAATAAATCAACTGGGTGCCGGTCAAATACGTGCCAGCCGGAAAGAAGACAGTGCCGCCGCCCGCTGTGTTCGCCGCGCTGATCGCGGCGGAGATCGCGGTCGAGTCGTCTGCCGTTCCATTGCCCAAAGCGCCGTAAGCCTTGACGTTCAGGTAGAGCTTGTACTGGGTATCGGTCCCAAGGTTGGTGAGAGCCGTTGCGGCACTTGCGAGATCACTCAGGTTGTTTGCTGTTTGGGCAAAGGTCGCGATGCTTTGGGTTGAGGCGGTACCTAGACCGCTGATTTTGGTATTGGGAATCGTCGGCAGTTGCGCCGTCGCCAACGTGCCGCTGATGCCGCTTGCTGGTACAGCAGATGCCGTCGTGGCTGTGGCCGCGTTGCCGGTGGTGTTCGCGGCAATGGTGCCGGGAAGGTGACCGCTGGCTAAGGTGCCGCTTGTGATGTTTGATGCGTTTGCGCTGAACGCTTCCGCCGCCGCTAAGGCCGTTGCTACCGCTGATGTGGTGAAGGATTCGGCAGAGGTGAGAGCGGTATTCGCCGCGCCTGCCGCGTCGAATGCCGAAGTGTTCGATAGTGCCGCAGATCCTAGCCCGAGGTTCCCCCGCGCTGCGGAAACGTTTGGCAAGTCGGATAAGTCATTCAGCGCCTGCAAGGAACCAGCCGCACCACCCGCACCGCTATTGAAGGCGTTCCAATCAGCGGCACTGAGGTAACCGGCAGCGGAGGAAGAAGCTTTAGACACCGTTATCGACGTTGCCGCGAGTAAGGCCGCGCTGCCCCCCGTGATGGTGAGGATATTAGAGGTACTCTCCGTCAGCGCTGCTGGAGTCGCCGTAGCCGCGCTAGACAAGCCGCTGATATCACTAGCTGCTGGTTGCGCGGTTGTCGCAACGCCGGAGGTGCTGATGCCGGTGAGAAATAAATGAGCGGTTGAACTGAGGGATCGGACACCGCCTAAAGTGGATGAAGTCGGCGTCGGTATTTGATTGGGCGGAACGGTGCCGGAATTCATATTCGAAGCATTGTTAGAGTAGCTTTCCGCCGCCGCTATCGCGGCTGCTTGAGCGGTCGTCGCGCTTCCAGCGGCATCAAAGTCGGTGGCGGCGTGGGTTGAAGCCGTACCGAGACCTAGGTTCGCCCGCGCCGTGGGAACGCTAGCCACGTCGGATAGGTTGGCGGTCTTCTGTAAGCTTGCGGCCTGCGCCGTAGTAGCGCTTCCAGATGCATCGAAGTCGGTGGCGGCGTGGGTTGAGGCGGTACCTAGACCGCTGATTTGGGTGTTGGGAATTACCGGCAGTTGGCTCGTAGAAAGGATGCCGGTAATGTCGGCGGCGGGGACTGAGGCGGCGGGGACCGACGCCGAAATGTTGAGGCCGTCGGTGGCCCACGTCACGTTTGTTTTGCCCGTCGGTGCGGTCGGGGTCGTCGAGGATAAGTTAGCCATTCTTGGTGTCCTTTAGTTGGTGGATGCGCCGTCTATGGTGAGGCCGGAGGGTTCGATAAAGATGGGAAGCGCCTTTGGCGGTGGCGGCGATAACGACACACCATCCACCGATAAGCCGGTGACGATTTCAAAGGGGTCGATTTCATCGGTCGAAAGGTAGATCGGTATGAAGCTTGAGACAGCGTATTCGATTTCCCAGATGGTCATCGTCCTGTACACGTCAATAGCTTCGATCCAGGAGTCAAGCGTTTGCGCGCCCAGGGACGTTATCACGCGGATCGGTGAGTTGGCCTTCAGTTGTCCTACGAACCCTTCAAGCAGAGAATTCAATGCTAGCTCTATCTGTTTTGTGCCTGGATACGTCCCAGTGAAGGCGTCAATCTGAATCCGCTTCGTGGTGTAAATGATCTGGCTTAGCGTTCGTTCCTTACTTTGGCCGACCGCACAAATCGATATACAAGGAAAATTAGCGCTAGCCTTCACGAACGATGCGTAAATTTGAGAGGCTGGCATCAAGGCAAGAAGAGACGGCTGCCCCGATAGGTAAGCTTGTAGATCGCCCTCTAAATAGTTGAATGCCGCCATCGTTATGCCGTCCGATAAGAGCCGCTGATATAAAGCGTGGTGAGGCCCGCCGCGAAGTTTGCGCCGGTAAGGAGGCTGACCGCGATAGCACTCAAGCCAACATTGATGAGCGCCAAGGTTGGTAGGTTCGTTCCGCTTTGGATAGCTAGCGATGCGATGAGCTGATTCTGGCCGACTGCCGGAGCCGGTAGGGTGACATAAAAGGATGCGGTCGTGGTGGTGGGGATCGTGAAGGTGAGCGCCAGCTTGAAATCGGTTCGCGGTCCAATCGTAAAGTATTGAGCATCGCTCACACTCAAGCCGGTAACGGTTGGCGTGATGACCGGCGTCCAACTCAACCACGATCCTGATACCTGCCCAGCCGGGATGTTTGGAAGCTGCGCGGTAGAAAGCACGCCGGAGATGGCGCTTGCGGGGACGGTATTGCTGACGTAGGCGGAGATGTTGGTGCCGTCAGATTGCCAAATTAGGTTGGCGTTGCCGCTCGGAGCTACAGGGGTCGTGTTCGATAAGTTCATATTCGCCTCTATAAGTAGAGTCGGCTAGTTCACGGCTGAGCCGTTGACCGTGTTGGCTAGCAGGCTTGTTGCCATTGCATCATTCAGCCAAAGCTGCGCGGGAGCCACGGCGAAGGCTACGCCATTAATGGATAGCGCGAAGCTGCTGGTGTCCACCGGCAGGTAAGGATCGACTTCAGTACAAAACAAGTGAAGCACGCGGTTACGACTCAAGACGTTGTAAACGGTTTCGATACGCAAGAGCAGTTTTTGACCGGGACAATTCACGAACATACCGGCAATCACAGCGTAATCAGGCCGGTAATACATGCGGACAAGATGGGTCGTCATGGAGGCCGTAGCGTTGCCAGCGACAACTTCCTTGGGGCTGTATGCGCCTTGCTGCTCGATAGCTGCTCTACCCGTGAATAGGGTTGTGTAGCAGGAGGTGGAGGCTTCATCCCAATCGGTGCCGGAGGTTTCGGTTTGGACGTAAACGTAGTTTCTAAGATCGCCGGGATTGAGCGAGGGCGTCTGCGAAATCGTTAGCGACGGAGCGATGGGCATGATTTACACCCGGCTCATGTCGCGGAAGGGATACAGAAGGGCGACGACAAACGGCGGAGCGATAGGGTTGACTTCAGCTCCTACGTAGGTGGCATTCTCGAAGTAAACCGCCGCAAGCGCCATGATCGCGGTACGGATACCGCTAGGTAGGCCCAGGACGGCGGCCACGCTATTGACGGCGTTGGACGCTACGGTATTGAGGGTCGCAACGCTGGAGGCTACAGAAGCCACTAGCGCGTTCAGGCTGCTGCCGTTTGGACCCGCGCCGGGAACGGTGATGGGAGAACCGACATCGGCTATCGTTGCTGCGTAACCGGTGAGAATCGCGGAGGCGGCGGTCATGCTAACGGTGAGCGCCTGCGCGTAGCCAGCTTGGTAGGTGACGGCCACGGCGTTAGGCACGAAGGTGAGCGGCGGCCATGTCTGCCCGAAGAGCGGCGTGATGCGCGCGGGGTTGGAAATCAGGTCACATATGTAGGTGGCTGGGTCCAGCGTGGTTACCGCGCCGGATTGGGAAGTGAAGGTAACGGAGGTTACCGATTGAACGGGAGAATAAGGAAGGTGGAACGCAAGCTTCTGATAGAAGAATTGGTCGCCAGCGCTACCGGTGATGAGTCCTGCCGGGTAGCCGCCATATTGAGCGAGGCCGGGGAAAAAGTCTTGGAGGTATTCGATTGTCTGCCGCATAAAGCGGCGTCTTGTGTATTGTTCCGCCCAGGTGCGGGCTGAGGAAAGGAGGCCGGTGAGTAGAGAATCATTGGAAGTGTCTCCAGAGTCGATTCGCAGAAAGTCTCTCAGGTCGGCAAGGCTTACTGGCTCTTGGGATGGCGCGGCGATGGTTCTGACAGTGAAGCTCATAGAGGTTGCCGGATGTTAAAAAGGGGTCCAGGCTGTTACACCCAGACCCCGCGATTCAGACGATGTTACTAAGTCGTCAAGATTGCAATCGGGTGGGTTCCGGCGTCGAGTAACTGGCTATCCGCGCGGTCAAATGCGAGGAACGCAACTTGTAAGCTGTCGGCAAACCGCTCATCGAGCCGCTTAACGACAGGGCCGCCAGCCACTTTGCGAATCATGAACTTGCTGAGATCGCCGAAGAGCACCGCATCCGCGCCAGCGGCTACTGCGGCCATGTCTTGGTTAATGACGTACGGGTGCCCGTTAATCATCGACTCATTACCGAGCAGGGTTTGACCGGCGAGCGCTTGTGGCGTCCAGATTGGACGATTAGCGCTGTCCTTTAGCTTCTTCAGACCTTTCAAGGTTGTGTCTGCGAACATGTACTTCGCATTCGGGCTGCTACGGTAGGACGGATCGACCGCGTGTTCGAGATTGGTCAGATCGTCAAAAACAATCGTTGCGCCGGTGCCGCTTGCCACGGTGTTCCCGGCAGCTACGGCGGCGGTAACGATGCCCAGCGGCTCCGTGGTGCCAACGCCGACCGTGAACTTGTTGTTTTTCAGCCGACCCATGCGGATGCCGAGTAAGTTGGCTAACAAGCCGTCTAAGTCGAATGCCGAGTCCGTCATCAAAGCGTCCGGAATCAACACAATATCCGAACTAAATATGAAGCTGGAGAAGACCACTTCGCCGAAAACTAAGGCCGTCGTGGTCATCTGCACGTTCTGGCCGATGATACGTCCCATGTTGGTCGTGTCATTGACAGTCGGCCAGTTCAGGATGTTACCGGTTTCCGTGGAGAAGGAGCCGCAAACATCAGCGCCGCCGTACCACTTGGTTGCGACTTCGAGTTTGTCGCTGAAGCCTATGGGGACGATGTAGCCGCCTTGGCTATTTGTCGTGGTGGACATCAATGTAGCGTTGCGGAACTTAGCCAGAACAGCCGCGTCTTCCGCGCTGATGCCGGTACGACCGTGACGGAGATAGTTGCCGAACGCCTTGGCGTGCGCGCTGACTTCAAGCTCACGATTGGCCTTCGCGTTGTCGGCGGGGAACAGTTCGATAAGCTGATCCTTGCTCACCTTGCTCAGGTCATTGCTGATCGTCTCCGCGCGTTCAGCGCGGGCGATGGACGCCTCAAGCTGATCGTAGTGGGTCGTCGCGTTGTCGAACTGGGTGGCTTCTTCGTTGGTGAGGCCGCGATTGCCTTCAGTTTCGGCTTTCTTGACGATGCCATTCATGAGTGTTGATACAGTGCTCAACTGTTCGCGTAACTGCTTGGCGTAGGCCATAGGTGACTCCTTAAAATGCGGTTGCTTTACTTGGTCCGGCGAAGTTTCGCTTTGGCCGCATAAAGGGTTAAATTGTTGGGCTCCGGCTTTGCAACCGGCTCCGGGATATCGGCGGCCCTCTTAGTGGCCGTTCTCTTGCCCGGATGCTTTAAGGCTTCCGGTAAATTCTTGTAACTCTTCAAAACTTTGCTGAACGCCTTGTTAGAGGCATTCGGCATTCCATCGTCTTCGTCTTCGTCGTCGTCGTCATCTTCAACTAACTTGTCGGCAAATCCAGCGGTGACCCATTCATCGGCGGTGAACCAGGTTTCCGCGCTCATATAGCCGCTTACTGAAGACTTTGAAAGTCCAGTTCTGGAAACGTAGATGTCGGCAATGGAGTCGGAAAGCTGGTCCAGGACGCACGCGTCGCGCCGTAAGTCGTCGGCGGAACCGTAAGTAAAGGTGGTAGCGTTGTGAATCATCGCCATGCTTCCCGCGCCCATGGTGAGCTTGCCGGGGCTTGCTGACATCGCAACGATGGAGGCGGCGGAGGCCGCTAGGCCGTCAACGTAAACGGCGATTGGCTTACCGTAGGACTTCAATAGGTTGTAGATGGCGATACCAGAGAAGGCATCGCCGCCGGGGCTGTTTACCCGGAGTGTGATGTTAGAGGCTGCCGGGTTAGCGTCGATGGCGGCTTTGAAGTTCTCTGCCGTGATGCCGGACCCATCCCAGTTCTCGCCAATGACGTCGTAGCAGGTGAGGGTGAGTGTGTCGCCGGTCGCTGCGGCTCGGAACTTAGGTGTCTTTGTCATTTGGTTGGTGGTCTCCCTTGCTCACCGGCTGGAACGTAATTCGGATCTGTGAGTCGCGACAGAGAAATATAATTCACCGGCGCGAGCTTTAAATTACCGCCGTCCTCGTCGGAGATCGGATTCATGCGCAACTGCTTGCGGATGTCGTTCGCGCTATAGGCCCCAGTGTTCCTGAGGATATTCATTCCCGCCGTTAGCGCTGTAAAGTCGGCTCTAACAAGGGACGCGAAGTCGTGCTCTATGGCTAGGTTTGAGTTAGTGGGGAGAAGCTTG